TTGAGTCTTGTGTGTAGGTCCTCATTTATGAACCCTTTCCATTCACGTAAATCTGTAGAAAAGTATTCACAACTGTCCTCTCCGAAACCTCGTTTATAGAGAAAGTCTTCGTAACGCACTTCCCGCATGAGTGAGAAGACACTTTCCGGAACTGGAACCATACCTTTTTTAATTGCGTCAAAGATGTCAATCACGTAGTACCCCCGCGCATCGCATATGATATTGACTTGTATATCCGGAAACCCTTTTATGAAGGATTCAAAGTCAGCATCACTCGGGAGTGTCGTAAAAATCGTAGGACCAACTTCATCGGGAATCACTTGCAGGAGTGATGGGTGTGTATGATATGTGATGGGAGCATCTGTCCATTCTTTTTCGAGAACGCTCGCATCGACGCGCGCCCTCTCCCTGGAAGTCACGTAGGTAAGACCTTTGTAGTTCATACATTTGTCATACTTGACCTTACCTCCATATTCCCACCTATTCTTCGATGACAACTTACTCACTGATTTCAAATCTCGCACCACGATTTTTGTAATGTGTAAGCGCCGTGCGGTCATCTACTACTATCTAGTTTTAATTTTAGATGTGACAATACCCGCATTTTCTGGTGCGAAATTGAGGAAAAACTGACGTATGGCCGTACTATTCTTGTTGGCGATTTCAGTAATTTGGTTAATGCTCGCGACACCATTGAGTAGGTACGGAATCATTTCCATGAACGTCACGTAAAATGTGGTGCACACACCACGTGAGTTGTCCGCCTGAAGGTTCCGACCGTTGTAGTAACGCACCTTGCGTCCGGGTATCTTGAAAAGTTTACGAATGATGGGAACAACCTTTTTGCGCATCGTCTTACCCCATACAGAAGTTCTAGAAGCTTCACCATGTGGATCGAAGACCCATACCCTTCTGTTTTTAGGATCGCGTGGATCGACGAGAACACTGATCGCGTGCGCGGATTCAGGTGTTCGTAATCCAACCATAAAAAAATGCACTTGCTTCGAAACCGAAATTCTGGAGTTGGTTTCGTATACTTTTCCAAACCTGTTCACGATCGTCCCTATATTTTTTGTGATACCATAACGATTCGTGGGAATGTCATAGTCTAGGAAAGCTGAAACGTACCCAGCGTTGTTAAATCGTTGCTTCGCCTTTTTCATGTAACGAGGAATGCCCGCGTAGTCACATCCCATTCCGCGACCAATCACGAGGTTTGGTAACTCAATTTCGCGTCTGCGGTACGCGAGTGCCTGGTTGTTGTTACTGTTGCTGTTACTGTTGGCACTCTTACGTTTCCTGGATTGTTGGGGTTCAAGATTTCTCATCAATCGATTTACTTCATTTTGAAGTCGTTTAGCCTTTTCTTCGCGATACTTTTCGATTTTCGTCTTGTTCAGATCTTTCCACGCCTTTTGAATTTTCTTTGCAGCTTCATGCTGACGTTCTGTATTTATGGGCATTGACTTGAGTTTTTTGATCGCTCGATCCAATTTTAAACGCCCCGTGTATAACGCGGCTTCTCGACTAACCTGTCGTAGTCTGTTCTCCATGTTTTTCAGTGCGTTCTCTGACATCTTAACATATATAGAGAAATTTAATGCTTCTTTATAAATGGAGGAATTGATGAAAGAGGTGTATGATGAGTTGGGACCGGGATATAGTGAGCGGGTATATCATAATGCGGTCGAGGTAATGTTACGGGAAAGGCATATTCCATATGAATCAGAGCGTCATATACTCGTTCGGTTTAGGGGACACGTCGTGGGACAATTGCGTGCGGATATTATCGTTGACGATGAAATTGTTCTCGAATTCAAAACCATCAAGACTCTGACTGATGGGTCGGAGTTGCAGGCGCATAGGTATCTTGATCTGACTGGTCTGAAGACTGCGTATCTGGTAAATTTTCCTCCTCAACCTGGTCGTCAGGTGGAGATTCGAAAGATTGTATCAGCGCCATTAGAGGGAGAACTTTCCAAAGCGTTTGATAAAATATACGATCATCACTGTAATGTGTCTGTGGGTCTATCACCACTCCGGACAGATACTCGCGAACCATCTTCAAATGATGCGTAGCCTGATTGATACAGTGTCGCGTCGCGGGATCTTCGTGGTCGGTGTCAAGGTGTGAAAGAATGCGTGGGTACGCACTCTCAAACTCGTACAATGCAAGTTCCATTATTTTACATACGAATGTTACATTTAAGTGCAAAAAATATGATCCATGCCATGAGAACATCGACACTATAGTGGGCCCTCGTGGATACAGTCACGAGAGACGAGAGAATGGGGTACGCGGGGAACATACCATTATTGAGGAAATAGGATGTTACGATGTTGAATGTTGTATGTCCAGAAAACATGTAGTCGTTACAGTTGGACAAGGGATTTCCTTCTTTACAAGGTGTCGTTTTCGCGCGGGGAAATTGAGTCACCATATTCGAGATGGCACGCATGAAGTACATGATCGTTAGGAAAGATACGTATGATTTTTGATTAATCTTGCCCCAGTTCATCACGAGTAATACGAGTGGAACGATCAGTGTGACATCATGTAAAATCTCATACTTGGTCAGATCTGGTAAGACATCGAAACCTATGTCTCGTATCTTACCACCGAATCCTTCACCTCGTGGTTTAGATATGAATCTTCCGACGAGACTATTCAGTAAAAGTGCAATCACGAGGAGGATCCACATTTATATGTATTGACATTTTTTTTGAAAAATCTTTTTTATAAGATAAACATTTATTTATACACTCAAACTTTTCATGTCTTCATCAACTTCTTTTTTACCCAATCTCGATCTTCCTTAAAGATCCCGGAAAGTTTTTTGTCCTTATTTTTGAAGAGTACCATGAGTGCGTTGAGTCGACGGAATAATCCGGTCGGTGGTTCACCTGAACGTATGACACGCATGAGTGCTCGATGACGCGCGAGCTTTGATTTCGTCTTTACATCCACGTACCCGTGATTACTGAGGTAATGTGAATTACTAATCATGTACACGATGGCCATTTTACTATATCAACATGTTTTAATTTTACACAGTGGGCATTTACTGTGTAATTCATGACACCGTATACAGACGTAATGTTCACATTTACGAAACCGCACACATTCACTGTGTTGAGAACAGATTTGACAGGCATCATCAAAAAATTCGAGCACCTGATTTTTGAAACGCCAGAAACATGACTTGCACACTTTCAGTGTCGGGTCGTAGGTCTTGCCACATATGGAATAGTTTGGACAGTTGTTCATTTATTTAAACCGTCGGAATAAATTCCCATTTTAAATCGTGGCAAATTCTTTTCCATATGACATCTTGTTGATACAATTTTTCTTTTGATTTCAAAAGTGGAAAATACTGAAGATACTCATCTTCTCCCAAAAGTTCACAGAATTTGTAGAGTACATATGAGTAACTCAAAAAGTTTTTTCTTTCACTTGGACAATTATCATCAAATGGTCTCTGTATATCCTTGAACATGATACGTAAACATTCTTCTAACTCGGTGGGCATGTTTGGAGGTTTGATACCATTCAAAATATTCGTGATGTACGGGACGTGTTCGTAGTACTTGTTGAGACGCAATTTTTTAAGAAGGCCTCGTATCTTCGCATGTGTGATATCTTCCAAGTTCTTAATCTTCATCTTCTTGAGTTCTGATCGAAGCTGTTCCATGACTTCGACGGGTATAGTGGTCGTTTCTTGTGCTTGGAACTGTGACAACCACTCATTGAAATGATTTTCACGTTTGTATGAATAGTTGACAATTTTTTCAGATGTTTCTTGTTCTTCTCGGTAAGTTAATTCTTCGTTGATGTGGGCAGCCACGACGACACCACATCCATCACATATCAAATCACTCGTATCTTGAACGTGTATGATGTTACTGTACGAACACGTCTTACACATTTCGATACTTCTCTCTACAGGTCTCGAAATGTTCTGTTTCTCCACTTCGACCAAGTAATCTGTGAATATATCTTTACGAGCGAGTCCAACCGTCTCTCGGACATTAAACACGTTATCTGTATGTGTCTTTTCACTCGACTCTGACATATGCCGCTCTATGAACGGCATACACTGTATCATATAATCAGACATTTCCGATTCATATTTTCTTTTGTTCATTGGGTCAGACTTAATCAGTTCAGACCACTCTTCTATTTTGTTATTGTACCTACTTAAAAAATTACCTTCCATTCTTATATAAAGATGCTCGTTAAACTTTTAAGTACCCTTTACTATTATTATAAGAAATTTACGACACCAAGTGATTACCAAATATTGTCGGAGGAACTTGAATACAAAATTAATCATGACATGAAATTTCTTGTCGAAGATGATTTTTGGAAGCAGGAAAGCAAGGATTGGGATGGCATCTTGGATCACTATTATGTCGACGTGACTGGCGACGCATTCAGGCATACGAGTGTACCACAAAATGTTGAACACATCATCCTACGCGTCAAGTATTTCTTCAATGGTCGGGTATACACTGCCATCTCTAACGATATCAACTACAAACCCGGCCCGGAAAAGAATACTTCTATGAAGTTTAATATCCCATTGAGTAGTGTATGGATCGTGGATCATGATGATAAACCACTTCAAAACATTACTGAAAGGGTGATACGCTACGCGGGTCCAAATACCAATTTTCATGGACAGAAGGTTTCACTCGAAGACTTTTTATATTATGAACCCAAATACTTGGAGGAGAGATTCCCTAAAATCATGATGATAAACGGAATCGGTATGAAGAAGATTGTTTCAACCACGACTGGGTTTACTACAGATCTTCGGATACCTTAGTTGCCAGGTAAAATTTGAGTTCGCCCAGATTGGCGACATTGTACTTAAGAATTAAAAATCTATTTCCCGTTTCTTGTATAATTTGCACAGACGCACACATACTCGTCGCCTTTGTAAAGATATTCAGGTACTTCAGACTATACAGGCCCGTAATGGTCGGACTTTCTTCAGGACATTCGATAGATGTTTCTTGGTTTGCAAAGTCTCCCATACACGTCAGGTGAAGTAGTTTACCATCACGTTTGATTTCAATCTCCGAGCCCAGATTGGACATGTCGCGACAAAGTCTTTGAAAATCTGCAGATGGAAGTGTCGTGATTGTCGACATCGTAACTTCAGGCACCTCGATGCGATTTTCGTTGATATCAAGAAGTTTGAGTTGAAATTTCGTGCACGTCTTTTTCGATTCACTCGTGATTTCAATATCAATGTATTCTTTCGATTTGATCTCGAGTGTGATGACATCATTATTCGTAATCGTTTTTAGAAGTTTAAATGTATTCGAAATGTTTATACCAGCGATGATTTCTTCTTGATCACAGTGATATTCCTCAAAGTTATCCGCCGATAGGAACATATCGATGAGTGAAGTACGAGCGGTGTCGAGTGTCACGATATACATCCCCTGTGGTCGGAAATAAATGTTCACGTCATTGAGAATGTCCTTGAGAACTTCAAACGTCGACTTAAAGGCTGACGCCTGTATTGAGACTAATTTCATGACTATTCAGGAGACGTCTTACATCTTTAAATCTGTATATACGTCACCTTTAGAAACGTCTCGACTAATCTTTTCTTGTAACTCGGGTGTCATCGCGGGTTGAAGTGACTGACCGTAATTGTCAAGGTAGAACATACCTGAGTCGCGTCCACTACCATCTAGAGAAGTCATCGAACACACACTTCCACTAAACCCAGCGTGCTCGATATCCTTTTTGGGCAAAAGAGAATCGAGCCAGTTTTTGATTTCGTTACCGACCAAGATTTTACCATTCTTCGTGAGCATCGTGGGCACGCGACTAATTTTAGACTTGTACTGACTCGGGATACCTTGTGTATTCACATTGTGATAATGCACAAGTTGCTTCAACTGCGAGTGGCCATCAATGTACTGGATAATATCCATAGAATGTTTACAGCGCGGACTATAGATCAGTAGCGACATCTACTATCTATAGGGTATTTTGTAAAAAAAAATTAACGCATTATAGTAAAAGATGGATTTGCGTACGATCATCAAATACTTGGTCGTCAGTTGGATCGTACTCGCTATTATCCTGGCTGTATTCAATCGTGAAAATTTCACAGAGTCGTTTGGTTTCTCAGGCTATAAGAAGCCTATTGATTATGTCAAGCTGAACGACCCCAGACCAGACCTATCAGGGTTTTCTCGTGTAGAGGGGGACGTTGACCATGATACGATGGAACGGTTTGTCATCGCGACGAACAAAGAGCTGTACAACCGTCTCAAATTCCCCACGTACATCATCGAGACACAGTCGGTTAAGGTGTACAACGGTGTGGCGAGCAACCTGTACGAGTGCACGTTCACTGTCGTTCGTAAGGGTGGGTTCGCGTTCGGGTTTGCCGTCGTTTCCACGTTCGAGGTCATGGGTGACAAGATGAAGTTAGTGTCTCTTCGGTCTCAGCCACTCAGTGACCAGGCACCCAGTAACGTCAAGGTGTACACGAAGGGGTCTGCTGGAAAGGAATTCGTGGATTACAAACTTGTTAAAGAGAGTGCCGTTCCCAACATCGGTGAGTTAGATTTGATAAAAAATAAGTTGAGCTAAATGTAATGATCAACATCAATGATATCATAGAAATTGATGACAAGAAGAAGCGAATTAAAAAGGAGATATACAAGAAAATCTATGATCAGTTTTCGTCAAAGATTAAACAGTGTGTAGAACTTGGACACAAACAGGTTTTCTTGACTGTACCGGTAATACTCATAGGATATCCAGTATTCGATAGAAGTGCAGCTGCACGATACATCGCTCGACAGTTTGAATTGGGAGGATTTGTGGTTCAGCTCATGGGCGACCACGATGTATACGTATCTTGGAATGTTTCAAAGAAAAAGAAGGAGCGTGAGACTGAGGATGAAGATGACGTGGAATTTCCCAATCTCATGAATCTAAAAAAGATGGCAAACAAATACAGGGGGAATGGTGCGTAGTAAGTATTAAAATTTAAAACCCACTTAATCATAAATGGATAATCTCAGCATTTTGACGGAAGCGAAGCGCGAATACATGGGACAGTTGTGTTTGCTTATGTGTCCACCTATGATTGACGTTTTTAACGATATTTACGAAGAGGCGAACAAAATTTCCAATGGGCGAAAGGTGCTCATCATGTTTCAGAAGCTTCTTCAAGAGGTTCCTAATTGGTCGAACGCCATGTCCAAGCAACATTCGGATAACATCACGAACCGTTGCGCCTGGTTCAGTGACCTTTTAGCGGCCGTGTTTGTCGCGTGCACCAAGATTCTTTCGGCTGTTCGTCTCAAGGCGGACAACAAGAAGATTTCGCTAAAACTCCCCACGAATGAAGTGTTTATCCAAACGTGTTACAACAACATCGCCAAAGACCTATACAGGGATCCCTACGTGTTCCATGAGGATCAGAGCATTTACCACCGCGATGAAAAATTGACATCGCGCTTTTGTGCATGCATCGAAAATTCAATCAAAGAGCTCATACCCGTCCAGCAGATTCTTCAGACATACATGTCACAAGAATCTAGGGATATTGACCTTGACGGTGACGTTGAAGATGCCGAAGATCCAGAGATTTTCGAGGGTGAGGCGGAGCCCATGCCAGAGCCCATGCCAGAGCAGGTACAGGAGCCCATGCCCGAGCCCGCACCAGAGCCCGAGCCTGAAATGGAAAATGAGCAACAAATGGACCAGGAAACTGTACCAGGCGTTCCCGGTCCCGAACCTGAACTTCAGGAGGAAGATGACGATGACGTACTCTTTGGAGATGCACCGGAATTTCCCACAAAAAATCCCCGTTATAATTAAATGGAACTCTCCGAGTATTTACGCGACCCAGTATACGCGGCGCTCATCGCCGGTGCGACGACCGCCGGATACATTCATCTCAAAGCGTATCTCAATAATGAAGGTAAATTGGAACTGAACCAATACACCAAGCCCTCCGTGCTCGTCGCAATTCTCGTATACGCGATCGTACTGAATGGTATTGGTCAAAGAGAGGTCATTTCCAATGAACCTTTCTAACTTAAAGATTACACCGTACTATTAAGAAAATGGCGTCCGTGACTGCGTTTAACGACATGATGGGTCAATTTCTTGTGGAATTGCACAAGACTTTTCCAGATGAAAAGAGTATCAAGAAGATGTTGACATCGTTCGACCTTATTAAGAGTACGAGCCCTCGACTTCTCGTCGACGGATTCATGAAGAGTGTTTCTCCATACGCGGATAGCATCTCTGCGAAAGATGAGCTGTTCATTCTCGTCCATTCCAACGAAATCGAGTTTCTTTCGGAGCTCGATATCATCAAGTTGTGGAAGCGTATGGGAGGTGGCACGAAGGATGCTGTGTGGCAGTACCTTCAGACGCTTTACATTCTCGGAACGACTATTCAGTCTGTACCCGAAGACACTTTGTCCGCGATCGAGGCTATGGCGAAGGAGTGTGCCGACAAGATTCAGTCCGGTAACGAAGGTGAAATTAACCAGGATGCCCTCATGAAGATGATGGGAAGTATGACTGGAATGTTGGGCAACCTCCCGAAAAAATAAACCTCATCTATATTAAATGAAAGTTTGGTTCGAAGATCCTAAACAACTTGTCAAGAATAAACGAATTTTAGACTTTTGGCCGAATAGTAAACAGACACCAGCGGAAAGGGTCAACGCTGCGTCTCGCTTTATCATTTATGCCACGTGCATTTTGTTCCTGATTCGTCGAGATCCTCGTATGTTTATACTCGGTGCGACGATGCTCTCGGTCATATATGTCATGTACAAGGCGAATCTCATCAAGGAGCCGTATGGTAGCACCGATAAGATGAATGTGTGTCAGAAACCAACAAAGGAGAACCCACTTGGAAATGTTCTCATGACGGATTACACGGATGCTCCTAATCGCTTAGAGGCTTGTTATTATGCGACTACACAGCCTCTGATAAAGAAGTATAGCAGTGATCAAGTTGCTTATGATATGGGTAGGTCTAGGTCTACTCTTCCTGTGCATAAGCGCAACGCTTTCGAGCGTCAGTTTGTGAGTACGCCTGTGTCTAAAATTCCAGGCGATCAGACGAAGTTTGCGGAGTGGTTGTATGGCCCCAAGAATGGTCCGATGTGTAAAAGTAACACACAGTTTTGTAACCCTGATGCGAGAGGTGTTCAGCTCGAGGCTTTCGCTGGACTAGGATCGGACGGAGACATTCGGGGTCTCAGAGGCGGTGGCCGGGTGCGAGGTGGCGGAGGAACGTATAGTTAGATTATATTCTCGTGTAATAATAAATGGCGTATCAGCTTCAACCTGGTCTCTTCATTGTCGACAACAAGGGTGCTCTCCCTCCTAACCGAGCTACCGATGAAGTTTTTGTGTACCCTCAGCCCAGCCACTTGAACTACGGCTCGCGCCCCAACACGATGTTGTATGGCACGGCCCCGTACATGGCTGGAAAGGGTGCGCCCGCGCAATTCATAGATACGAGCGATCAACTTAGACCCCAAACCACGACCCGTTTCAACAAGAACATCGTCCAAACGTACGAGCGCAATCTCTTCCCTCTCAACAACATGGAGTGTAAGGTTCCTCTGCGCACTCAAAAGTATGAGCCCGCCAGTACCCGTGCCGACCTCCAAAATGGTCTTTTCCAGAAAAGGTACGTTAATAAAAATGTCAGTAAGAAATAAGAATGGCTGATCCTATTTCACTGTTAGCCGTAGCCGGTCTTGTATATGCTGGACGGACATTGTCCCAGAATAAAACCGAAAAATACAGCCCAGAAGCAAAGATTGCGATGACAAATGATGGCATGGGTGCAGTGGCTCCCAGCTTCAAACAGAATGACTTTGTTTCGCGTGTCGAAGTTCCTTCGAAGCGGGAGATGGAGAGTTTTGCCGATATTGGTCGTCAGCAGCGAAGTGGTGGCCAAGAAATTCTCAACATGCGTAACCGCATGTATGATCAGGGTCGCATGAACAACCTGTCCCCAGTCGAAAAGCAGCTCGTCGGACCAGGTCTCGGTGTCGATTCGAGTGTTCCTGCGGTCGGTGGTCATCAGCAATTGTTCCGGGTTAATCCCATTAACGTAGGTGAGTACCGTCTCACGACTTTACCAGGCCGTTCCGGTCCCGCTGCGGATGTTACTGGTGGTCGCTCGGCTAAGGTTGGTCAGCTCACACATAACAAACCTGAAACGACCGCTTATCTCCCATCCCGTTTACCTACGATGGCTGGTCGTGCTCAAGGGATGACGGGTGTCGTACCACGCAACGAACACGAAAGAACCAAGCGAACCACTAACCGGTCCGAAACGGGTTTACGTGGAGATGGTCTCGGGTACAATGGTGCGAAGCGTCTCGTTTCTGCCCAGACACTCGCTCAGGATCCCACGCGATTCAAGGCGGATCGCAACGATGAGCAGTACAGGTACAACAACCAGCCAGCGCCCGGTATTCACAGTTTCCATGGT